AAGTTCACCGCCGCGCCGAGCGTTGCCCAAACGCTGGAAACCCGCATTCAGGAATCCAGCGCGTTCCTCAGCTCCATCAACGTGTACGGCGTCGGTGAGCAGTCCGGCGAAAAAATCGGCATCGGTATCGACGGCACTATCGCCAGTACCACAGACACGACCGTGAAGGACCGTGAGCCCCGCGACCCGAGCGGCCTGGATAACCGTGGGTATACCTGCACCCAAACCAACTTTGACACCGGCATCCGCTACCAAAAGCTAGATCAGTGGGCCAAGTTCAAAGACTTCCAAGCACGTATTCGCGACGCAATCATCAAAGCCCAGGCGCTTAACCGCATCATGATCGGTTGGAACGGCACCAGTCGCGCCGCGACCTCCAATCCAACCAACAACCCACTGTTGCAAGACGTGAACGTGGGCTGGTTGCAGAAAATGCGCCTGGAAAACGCGGCTCGCGTACTGCATGAAGTGGTCGGCGGTAGCGGCAAAATCCAGATCGGTGCGGGCAAGGACTTCGAAAACATCGACGCCCTGGTCGTGAGCATGGTCAACGAGTTCATTGAGCCCTGGTACCAGGAAGACACCGACCTGGTGGTGATCTGTGGCCGGCAACTGCTGGCAGACAAGTACTTCCCGATAATCAACAAGACCCACGCACCAACCGAAATGCTCGCGGCTGACATCGTCACCAGCCAAAAGCGAATCGGCAACTTGCCAGCGGTACGCGTGCCGCACTTCCCGGCAAACGGTCTGTTGGTGACCCGCCTAGATAACCTGTCGCTGTACTGGCAGGAAGGCACCCGCCGCCGCACTGTCGTCGACAACGCCAAACGCGACCGCATCGAAAACTTCGAATCGGTCAATGAAAGCTACGTGATTGAAGACCTTGGCTGCGCTGCCATGGCCGAAAACATCACTCTGAGCTGAGGCAGGCAATCATGACCAACCCTTGTCGCCGCCACTTCCAGCGTGTCACAGCAGCCGTTGCAGCGGCTGCTGTGGAAGGCCCTGCCATGACCATGGAAGGCGCGTCTATTTACGAGCTGCACCTCGCGAAGCTCCAGCAGGACTATCTACGCCTGAAACAGGTGCAGTCGACCGAAGGAAAAGCCGAGCTGAAACGGCAGTTGCTGCCGGAGTACGTCCCCTATGTGGAAGGCGTCCTCGCCGAGGGTAAAGGTGCACAAGACCAGGTACTCACCACGCTGATGGTCTGGCGGATGGATGCCACTGACTTTGCTGGTGCTCTGGACATCGCCGACTACGTGATCACCCATTCGCTGCTGATGCCGGATCGCTTTGAGCGCACTACCGGCACCATCGTGGCAGAAGAAATCGCCGAAGCAGCATTGAAGGCCCAGAAAGCCGGTGGTGCCTTCGACCTGGGTTTGCTGCTGCGTACCGCGAAGATTACCGCCAAGGAAGATATGCCCGATCAAGCCCGGGCCAAGCTGCACCTGGCGATTGGCAAGGCACTGTCGTCTGAGGTCGCCGACGATGCCCCGGCAAGTAGCGCGCTGGAGCCGCTGGAGTTGGCCAAGACACACCTGGCCCGTGCCATTGAGCTGCACACCAGCTGCGGCGGAAAAAAGGATCTGGAGCGCGTTGAACGCCTCCTCAAAAAACACGCTGCTCACAACAGCTAACCGAGCGTCCCCACGCACCCCGCCGGCTCGGGGCGGATCGGCCAGGCCGCTCCTCCTGAACGTGAAGCCCCGACCACCGGCGATCTATTTTTGAGAGCCGTTTCATGAGCGCATTTGTAGCCGGCGGCCCAGTGACTGGCGGCCATATCAACACCGACCCGTTCTGGCCCTCAATCGATCTTGAGCAGCTGCGCGGCACTCTGCGCATCGACAACAGCGTCACACCAGCTCGCCTGGAAACTGCCGTAATCGCCGCAGCCATCAACCTCAATCACGAGCTGAGGTTGTGGAAAGCCAAACAACAGGCTGCTGGCTACACCACGCTGGCCGACGTACCCGACGACAAAATCAACGATGTGTCGGTCCAGGCTCACCTGTACCGCCGTGCGATCGAAGCCGGTACCGGCGCCGAAGTCTGTGAGCGGTACCGCGACTACAGCGCAACCAATACCGGAAACGACAAAGCCGAAGAAACCGCCCCGACCATCGACGACTACCGCCGCGACCTGCGCTGGGCGGTCCGTGACTTTCTCGGGATCAGCCGCACGACCGTGGAGCTGATCTGATGCCCACCGCCGTCCGCACCAACCAAAACGATACCGTCGACGCCCTCTGTTGGCGGTTCTATGGCCGCACCGCTGGTGTCACCGAAGCCGTGCTTGAAGCCAACCCCGGCCTGGCCGACCACGGCCCGATCCTGCCGCAAGGCCTTGTCGTCAACATGCCCGAAGCCCAAACCACCGCGCCCCAGCGGCAGATGGTGCAGCTATGGAACTGACCCCCTGCATCCAAGGAACCCACCACCATGGCTGATCCGACTTCCAGCGTTGTGACTGGTCTGCTCATTGGTTTGGGCCTGTCCACCGTAACGCCCGTTATCGACGACGGGGCGCTATTCGGGGCGATCCTCGGCGCGTGGCTGGTGACCAGTCTTAAGCGTGACCTGAAGGTCTGGCAGCGCTTGGGCTCCCTGTTTCTGTCGGCCGGGGTGGGCTATCTGTTCGCGCCTATGGCTTTACAGGCAATTCCGTTTATCACCAGCGGCGGCAGTGCATTTGTCTGTGCCCTGGTGGTCATCCCGATCAGCATCAAGCTCATGGTGTGGGTGGAAAAAGCGGACATCTGGGACATCTGGCGTCGCATCAGAGGGGGCACCTGATATGCCAAACATCGAATTGGCCGTGCAGTTGGTCGCAGCGATCGCTTACCTGCTGAGTGCCTTACGCCTGGCCTGCTACACCCGAGGCGATGCGCGGTACCGGCGCAGCATCTCGCTGTTGGCAAGCCTGTTTGGCGCCACGTTGTGCATCTGCGGTCTGGAGATCCTGCTGGAACGCCAGCCCACCAGCCTCGGACAGACCGCTGCCATCGTGTTGCTCTGCATCCTGATTTTCCGTTCACGCGGCAACGTCGCCGCCCTGTTGAGGCCCAGCGCATGACCAACACCCTTCGCCACGGCGACCGCTCGCAAGCAGTGCTGATGCTGCAAAAGAACCTCAACAAGCACGGTGCCAACCTCTACCCTGATGGTGTGTTCGGCGACGACACTGAATCGGCTGTTCGCGCTTACCAGCTGAAAGTCGGCCTGGTCGTCGATGGCGCCGCCGGCGAAAAAACCCAAACCAGCCTGGCAGGTGGCGACTGCGCTCAACTGCTGCGCAACAATGACCTAGTGGCCGCGGCCGAACGCCTCGACGTTCCGTTGGCGAGCATCTACGCGGTCAATGAGGTGGAATCCAAGGGCAGAGGTTTCCTGGACAACGGTAAGCCGGTGATCCTATTCGAACGGCACATCATGTACCGCCAGCTCGCCACGGCACGACATGCCGGCGATGACGCGGCCGAACTCAAGCGTCATGCGGACCAGCTCGCCACAGCCAACCCTGCCCTGGTCAACCCGAAGCCCGGCGGATACGTCGGCGGTACCTCCGAACACCAGCGCCTGGCCATGGCCCGTCTAATCGACGACACAGCCGCACTGGAGTCGGCTTCCTGGGGAGCGTTCCAGATTATGGGCTTTCATTGGAAGCGCCTCGGCTACGCCAGCGTGCAGGCCTTCGTCGCGGCGATGGCTGCCGGCGAATCGCAGCAGCTCGACGCCTTCACCCGGTTCATCGAAACCGACCCGGTGCTGCACAAGGCGCTGAAGGGCCGCAAATGGGCCGAGTTCGCCAGGCTCTACAACGGGCCGGATTATCTGCGGAACCTTTACGACACCAAGCTCCAGCGCGCCTACGAGCGGCACGCGGCCTGCGAGTGTGGCAAAGGAGTGGCGGCATGATCGACTTCAAAGCGCTGCAAAAGCTGCGGGTAAGTGACGGTGACCTGCTGGTGGTACCGGAGTCGACCGAACAAAGCGATATGGAGTTGTTGGCCGAAGCCATCCAGATCATGAACGGCGCACGGGCCGTAATCGTGCGCGGCCCGATCAAACAGCTCGATACCGCCGACATGAACAAGCTCGGCTGGTACCGCGCGTGAGCATGCTGCGCCAGGCCCTATATGGCCTCGCCCTGCTCGGAGCTCTGGTGCTGCTGATCTGGGTCCAAGAAACACGCATCGACGTCGCTGAAGGCAAAACCGAACGGGCACAAGATGCGGCTAAGTCCGCCCGCGACGACGCCGACCGCAACCTGAAAACCGCCAATGCCCTCGCCGATACCCTGAAACAGGAACGCGACGCACAGAGCACCCTGCGCGGCCAGCAGGATCAGCTGCGCCAGAGCCTGGCCAAACGCGAGCGAACAATAGAGGAGCTGAAACGTGAAAACGACGAACTACGCGACTGGGCTACTCAGCTTTTGCCTGATGCTGCTCGCCGGCTGCGCGAGCGCCCCGCCCTCACCGGCGCCGCCGCTTATCGTGACTGGCTGTCCGGCCGTGGTACCGTGCCACCTGCCAGCGACAAGTCCGCTCAATAACGGTGACCTCCTGACCGACGACGACCGTGCCGAAGCCGCCTGGGCTGACTGCGCGGCGCAGGTAGACATGGTCTACAAACACCAGCAGGCCAACCCATGAATAAGCCGGAAAGCCTGCGCGCCCACCTCCTGGCCACCGTCGCCGAGTTCAAGCACAACCCCGACCGTCTGCTGATATTCATCGACAACGGCAAAGTCCGCTGCACTGCAGCCCACACCCTTTCGTTTGAATACAGCTTCGACCTGCAGATCATCCTCACCGAGTTCGCCGGCCACCCCGACAGCGTGATCTTGCCGATCCTGGGTTGGCTGAGCGTCAACCAGTCAGAGCTGCTGGAAAACTTCGACAAGGTCAAAGACGGCATACAGTTCGAAGCCGACATCCTGGACAAGAACAAGGTGGACCTCAGCATTACCCTGCCGCTGACAGAACGGGTTGTGGTCGGAGAAGATGACCAGGGCAACACCACCGTGAAGCATCCGAACGAACCGCAGTACGTCGCGGGCTACCTCGATCCGAACTGGAAGCCTGGGGCCCAGGGCAATACCAGTGAGTGGAGAGTGCTTAGTGGCGAATAACCTGGAAGCCTTGGAGACCTGGGCGGCGGTGCTGCTGGATCGGCTGCAACCGGCGGAGCGCAGCAAACTGGCTCGGAGCATTGGCCAGGAGCTGCGCCGCAGTCAGCAGAAGCGCGTGATGGCACAGGAAAACCCTGATGGGACCAAGTTTGCGCCACGCAAACAACGAAACCTTCGTGGGAAGCATGGTCGCGTTCGGCGGAAGCTGGCGATGTTCAAAAAGCTGCGGACTGCGTCATACCTGAAGGTTCGTGGTGACAGTAACGCCATTACCGCTGGTTTCACCGGGCGCATAGCCCGGATTGCTAGGGTTCACCAATACGGCCTAAAAGATCGTGCAGAGCGGGGCGCGCCCGATGTGCGGTACGAACAACGTCAGGTGCTTGGCCTTACAGATGCAGATCTTGATTTGATCCGTGATAGTTTGCTCACTCATTTAACCGTATAGACTCCAATACTTGGGCGGTGTACAAATTGTCGAATGTTCAGCTCGTGGCAGATTGAAATTAACCGAACATAATGGAGTTGTTCGCATGACAGAAGCGTTCCGGGCACACTGCCCTAGATGTGATGGAGAAAGAAAATGCCTTATTCATGGTGAGTTCGATCAGCCATGGTGTGAAGATCACGGACGAAACCAGATGCAGGGCCAGATGGACCACAAGTTGGTTCAGTGCGCAGGTTGCGAGACAGTATTTTACTATCGAAGTAGTTGGGACGATCAGGACTGGGATGGCGATTACCACCCTGTCACTGGTGAAAGCATTATCAACTACCCTAGAACAATTGTGACTTACCCAGTCCCAGAGAAAAAAGGCCACAAGCCCGACTGGGTATGGGATATTGGGCAAAAAGACCCGCAACTTTTCAAAATTCTGTATGAGGTTTATCAAGCCTACGAGGCGGAGTCTTTCATACTTGCGGCAGTTGGCTTAAGGACTGCTTTCGACCTAACAACCACATACTTAAAAATAGACCCAGGTCACACACTCGAACAAAAAGTTAAAGAGTTGCGAGAGAACGGCGTAATCGGCGAGACAGAAGCTATGACCCTCCAAACCGTTACTGAAGCAGGAAATGCTGCTGCCCACCGTGGATGGTCGCCTGATCGAGAGACTTTTCAAATACTGCTCACGACTCTGGAGCAGTTTGTGCATCGAGTGGTTGTAAGTGGCAAAGCGGCCCTAAGTTTGAACGCGAATATTCCTGCCCGCCAACCCAAACCAAAAAAGCAGCCCAAACCTAACAGCTAATTTGTAGCCCCCGTTGTTACAAGCTGTTTGAGCTGCACTCCCACGCGCGTGGCGCCACCATCGGCGCCATGAACGACTTCGCCGCCCTCTCCCGCATGCTCGAAAACCTCATCCGCTTCGGCGTCATCGCCGCCGTGCAGATGGAGCCCCCGCGCGTGCAGGTAAAAACCGGTTCACTGACCACCGCCTGGCTCCCATGGCTCGCCCTGCGCGCTGGCTCTGACCGCGAGTGGGACCCGCCCACCGTCGACGAACAGGTCATCCTATTCAGCCCATCCGGCCAACTCGCCAACGGGATCGTTGTCACCGGCCTGTTCAGCGACCACATCCCCGCCAACGGCGACCGCCCCGGCCTACACCGTCGTACCTACGCCGACGGCGCGGTGATCGAGTACGACAGCGTCCAGCATCACCTGAACGCCACACTGCCCGATAGCGGGACCACAAGCCTGGTCAGCAAAGGCGGGATCAACATCATCGGTCCGATCAATCACCAGGGCGATTACAACCAAACTGGCAACCAAAACGTGGTTGGTCTGGTGACCGTCTCCGAAGATGTGGTCGCTGCCAACATCAGTTTGGTCAACCACCTGACCACTGGCGTCAAGCAGGGCGACGATCAATCAGGTAAGCCAACATGAATAGAGAAACCGGAGCCAGCATCGGCACGCTTGGCCATATCTCCCAATCCATGACCGACATCCTGACTACGCGTATCGGTGCCAGATTGACGCGCCGCGAGTACGGCAGCCTGCTGCCCGAGCTTGTGGATCACCCCTTCAACGATGCCACGCGTTTGCGCGTGTGTGCGGGCTCTGTCATGGCATTGATGCGCTGGGAGCCGCGTATCAGCCTCAGCCGCGTGCAGTTCTTGGGTGCAAGCTTACAGGGACAGTCAGTGCTGGATATTGAGGGGACCGTGATCGATAGCAATGAGGCGTTCAGCCTGAGTATTCCACTGCAGCTGGGGTCGAGCTCATGACTGAAATTGATCTGTCGCAGTTGCCCTCTCCCAAAGTGGTCGAGCTGCTCGACTTCGAAGTCATTCTTACCGCCCGTAAGGAAGCATTCCTCAGTCTTTACCCGGAAGAACAACAAGCCGAAATGACCAATCGTTTAGCGCTGGAGTCCGAGCCGCTCACCAAACTGCTGCAGGAGAGCGCTTATCGAGAGTTGCTGCTGCGTCAGCGAATTAACGACGCAGCTCGCGCAGTGATGCTTGCTCACGCTCAAGAGGCTGACCTCGACCAAATTGGCGCCAACTACAACGTCTATCGGCTCACGCTCGATGTTGGAGATTTAACCGCGAGCCCTCCCCGAGCTCCGGTTTACGAAAGTGACAATGATTTCCGTCGACGTATTCAATTGTCCCCGGAGGGATACACCACCGCCGGTAGCGAACAAAGCTACGTGTTCCATGGGCTTTCTGCCGATGCAGATGTCGCAGATATAAGCGCCGTTAGCCCTGTACCAGGTGCAGTAACGGTGTATGTGCTCTCACGTAGCGGAAATGGCGCGGCCTCGGACAGACTACTCGCGGCGGTTACTGCCAAACTGAATCAAGAAGATATACGGCCTATGACCGACAAGGTCACAGTGCAATCTGCGAGCATCGTCAACTACAGCATCAAAGCGGAGCTGGTCATCTTGCCGGGACCTGATTCAGAGGTCGTTCGCGCAGCAGCAATGACTGCAGCATTGGCCTACGCAAAGGCACAACACGCCATGCGGCGAGATATCAGTTTGTCAGGTGTCTACGCCGCGCTGCATCAGCCAGGCGTACAACGCGTGGAACTCTTGATGCCTTTGACCAATCTGGTCATCGGTAATGGTGAAGCCAGCTACTGCACAGAAATTACGCTGACCGTTGCAGGACAAACTGATGTCTAGCCTCCTGCCAATTAACAGCACCCAACTTGAGCGAGCCGTAGTATTCGCAGGGGCCCGCGTCAGCGATTTGTCTGTTATCACTCGCGAAATTTGGAATGCGGAAAGCTGCCCATCTGATCTACTGCCATGGCTTGCCTGGGCATGGTCGGTCGATGCCTGGCAGAACGATTGGTCCGAACGTCAGAAGCGCGACACCATCAAGCAGGCGATAGCGGTGCAGCGTGTTAAAGGCACCATTGGCGCGGTACGCCAGGCACTGGCGGCTCTCGGCGTTCCTGCTCGTGTGCAGGAATGGTTTAACCAAAGCCCCGCAGGTGCCCCCTATACCTTCCGCTTGCTACTTGAGATTGACCAACAGCCGCTGACCCAAAGTGGTGTTTCCAAAATTCTCGAAGTTGTAGAGATCACCAAAAACCTGCGCTCTCATCTAGAGACGGTTCTGCAGTCCGTCACTAGCCGCACGACAATCAACACCGCCGCAGCAGCGAGCCTTGGCAATGAGCTGAGCATCACTTACGACGCGCCGCGTTACTCAAGTGGTAGCCCTGCCCTAGACCTGCTCACTGATGCTGCCGAGCACGGCATGACCTCCACCGTCGCAGCCATTAACAGCCTGAACACCCTTTTACATAGCCGACTGACCTCGTCTTACTGGTGACCTATGTCCGACTCCCTCAAAAGCCTTGTCACGTCGTTTGAAGCCGATCTCGACATCGCTCACAAAATCATTCATGGCTCTGCAGAAGAAACGGTCGGAACCGATAGCGGCCCAGTGCGAACTTTCGCCCGAGCGCTAGCTGAATACGATAGCCAGGTTGCCCGCAGTGAGACGGCGCAGAACGTTTTGGCCGCTGAAGCTGCCGCACGCGATTCTCATCAAGCCGTGGAGGCGCTTTCAGAGAGCGATGCCTCGAAACGCGTTGGCTACATGCCGGCAGGTAATGGCGCAGTCAAAAGCGACCTAGCATCAGCCGTGCAAAGCTTATCCGCAGGTGGGGTGGGAGATTTCAGCGTCGACAACAAACTCATGATTTTCTGCGGTGACTCGACCACCGAACAGATGGCCGGTGCAGGTTATGGTTTCGATAGGATCACAACACTGCATCGAAAGAGCGGCGGGCGATTCTCCAAAATACTCGGTACGATCAATTTTGGAGGTTCTGGTTATCCGCTAGACCTCTTCGTAAATGGCCCAGAGCTGCCACCGCCGGTCATCCAAACTCAGAGCAACGCTGGCGTTGGTGCCTGGGATTACTACGGACATAAACCGATCGGCGCCATCAGCCTCAGTACCGCCATGGCTTGGCGTGCGCAACAACCTGTCAAAGTGATCTGGGTCGTTGGTTTCGGCATCAATGACTGCATTCTAAATGCGGCTGTAGGCAACCTCGCACAGGACGAGATCACCACTTACATCGCACAGCGCCTTCGCACCGCAGTGACACGGATAAACGCCGTATTCCCGAGCGATGAAATTGTGCTACGGATGCCGAATCCGATGACGGCACGACCTTATAACCCTGCAGCAGGCTTCCCCTCCCAGGCTGCTTACCCCGACTTCGGAAAGAGCGTGGCCAACGACCAGGCGCTGGTAGAAAAGTGGAACCAAGCATTGCGCAGTGCTTACCTTCAGATCCGCGCCAGTTTTCCCCGAACGATTTTGTTCGATACCTGGGAAGCTGTGTTTGGTGGCTCTAACACCACGCTCGTTGCGGCCACTGAACTCAAGTACATGGGGGACTTGGTTCATCCGAGCGGCCCGGGCTATGTCCGACTCGTCGATGCCTTGGTGAACCTGCTTGCACCGGAAGCCAACGGAAAACCATCGCGTCGTGTGGAAGCAGAGCAGCGAGCGATAGCAGTGGGCGGCGACGCTTGGACCCACTACCCACACTACTTCCGGGACAACCCGGCCTACAAAAAAGTGCTCCGCCTATCGACATGGGTGTCAATTGGCCAAAGTCATCTTGACCTGTCAGTTGACCCCGCCACCTTCTTCAACCTGGTGGACACTTCGAAGCCGATCTATGTTGCCATTGGCAATGCAGCCGCGCAGAGTTTCACGACCTACGCACCGGGTGCTACAGGGGCCAACACGCGGCTTACAGGCATCGCCCCCTCGGCGGCCATGCAGGCCGCTATTGGAGAAATTGAAATTTTCCAATTCGCAGGGACTGGCAAGACGCTGGACAGCTACCTAGTGTCCCAACTTGCAAACCTGCGCCCACGCGAATCTTACATTGGGAAAATTTCGGGGGCTGGTTCAGGCTATATCGATGTCACACTGGACGCCGTGGAAGGCCGTCTTTCGACCAAATACATCGAAGGAGTACTGGGCGGAAAGCTGTTGATCGGTGGAGGTACGGACACGGCCGTTTCACTTGCAGGTTTCGCCGTGGCGCGCGCAGGAACATCAACACAGCGAGCGTTTCGTCTTCTAAAAACCGGTGATTACACCACCTATAGCAACAAGACATGCGCCCTGGTATTCGACGACGCCGCACCGAGTCCACGTGCGCAGGAAGCCGTTTTCACACAGCGTGGTGTAGTGCCCCATGCCAAAAATGCCCGTGGTTTTGTGCATTGCCCAGCCCGAATGTCCGATGGTGCAACCCTCCAGATATTCCTAACAGAAATCATCGCGCAAGACGTCACGGTAGAGCTCTATCGGCCCAAGTGGCCTACGCGCACATTGGTTGGCAGCTTCACCATTTCAGCAAATGCCAGTGGCGCTTCACTCGCATCAGGTAACCCATCCGATGTGCCGGCTGGGAGCATTTTCGAGTTCGTTATTACCTCACAGACGTCACAAGAGACGGGCCTGATCGGCCTCGCTGTAGTGCCACTTTGATCAATGTCGGGAGTTTCATGCATGGCATTTAAGACCATTCATACCCAATACGGCCTAGTCGCCATGGCACGCGCTGAAGCAAGTGGCACGCCGATCAACCTCATCCATATGGCAGTAGGGGACGGCAACGGCTCACCGACGACACCCGACTGGATGCAGACGGGTCTGATCCGCGAGCGATATCGCAATGCGGTCAACCGTGTCTATCAATCGCCCAATGACCCCACTCATTTCACAGTTGAGTTGGTCATTCCCGCCAGTGCAGGCGGTTGGGTCATGCGTGAGATTGGTGTGTTCGATGCATCAGGCTCCCTGTTTGCTGTGGGTAATTTGCCAGAGACCTACAAGCCGACGGCATCTGAAGGCGCTTTTGCCGATGCAGTTGTGCGTCTGGAGTTTGTGGTCAGCAATGCTAGCGTCGTAACACTTATGGTAGACCCGAATGTTGCGGTTGCCTCGCAGGCCTGGGTCATCAACAACATGACCGCAGCTCAGGTAATCCCCGGCGGAACCGTGGGGCAGTTGCTCGGCAAAGCCAGCAACGCGGACGGTGACTTCAAATGGGAGAGCCCCTCCGCGATCAACGTTACCGTCGACACAGTTGCTGAAAAGCAGATTTTGGCTCAAGACCAGACTGTCGTGGACCTCTCAATAACCACCACCTATGGCCTGGCGGTTTACATCGAAGGGCTACGAATAGACATCGGAACAAGTGCTATCGAATGGACGGCCGACCAGGATATTCCGACGCGTCTGCACCTTGGTCAGAGCTATGCGGCCGGCACCCGTATTACGCTGGTCAACAATGAACCGGCCGGTAGCGCTCCAGCACCGCTGGAACGTAGCCAAAATCTTGCTGATGTCTTCGACAAAGCCAAAGCCCGCGATAACTTGGAGATCTTCAGCAAATCCGAAACGCGGCAAATGGCACCCGTCGGAATCATCGGCCACTTTGCACGTAGCAATGCACCGGCAGGTTGGCTGAAAGCCAATGGTGCAGCCATCAGCCGCAGCGTATACGCAGAACTGTATGCCGCTGTCGGCACTTCCTACGGGGGCGGTGATGGGTTCACAACTTTTAACGTACCAGACCTGCGCGGAGAGTTCGTACGCGGGTGGGATGATGGGCGTGGCGTAGATGGAGGTCGCGAACTCGGCAGTGGTCAGCTCGGTTCAAACCAGAGTCACAGCCACGGCGCTACCGCAGCTGATGCGGGTAATCACACTCACACTGGGTCAACCAATAATGCAGGGGCCCACACCCACAGCGGCACACTTGCTACCGCATATGGCGGTAACCAAACAGGATTCGAAGAGGGACGCGGATGGCCGGACTGGATCACCGGCAATATGGGGTCAGCCGGCGACCATAACCACACGTTGGCGATCGAAGCTGCGGGAAGCCATAACCATGCAATCACCATCAATACCAGTGGTGGTACCGAAGCACGGCCACGTAACATTGCCCTTTTGGCATGTATTAAATTTTGAGGAGCACACTCATGATCGCCTACCACTACGACCGTGCAGGCCTCTATCAAAGCAACAGTCAGGCCGACGAATCGCCATTGGAGCCAGGCGTGTATCTGCTGCCGGCCAATAGCACTTTCGCAGCGCCGCCGGTTGAAGTTCCGGACGAACGCTGGCCGCGTTGGAATGGCGTCAGTTGGGATCTCGTCAATCGACCACAACCAGCAGATAGAGACGATCCGATCGCTAAGTTGGCCGACTTTCTTGCGCAAAACCCAGATGTCGCCGCGCTGCTCAGCACTCCGCGTAAATAGTTCGCTATTGGCTGGTCGTTAACATACCTATCGAACTGTAACAGCGCTTCTTACAAGGCCCACCGCTCGCCCATCCGGCGCGCGCGCGGCAGCCTGTGCACTGTCATTTCATCACAGCGCAGGCAACCACCCATGGCCGGTTCAGACTATCTCCACGGCGTGCGGGTTCTCGAACTCAACGACGGCACCCGCCCCATTCGCACCATCGCAACCGCAGTCATCGGCCTGGTTTGTACGGCTGAAGATGCGGACCCGCTAGCGTTCCCGCTGGATACCCCTGTCCTGCTGACCAACGTGCAAAGCGCCATCGCCAAAGCCGGCGTCAAAGGCACCTTGGCGAAGAGCCTGCAGGCCATCGCCGATCAAACCAAGCCCTATACCATCGTAGTGCGTGTCAAGGAAGGCGCAGACTCGGCCGCCACCAACACAGCCCTGATCGGGACTACCACCGCTGACGGCAAGTACACCGGCATGAAAGCCCTGCTCGCCGCCAAGGCCCGTGTGGGCATGACGCCGCGCATCCTCGGTGTGCCAGGCCTCGACAGCCAGCCGGTAGCCACCGCCCTGGTATCGATCGCCAAGGACCTGCGCGCCTTCGCCTACGTCAGCGCGTGGGACTGCAAAACCAAGGAAGAAGTGGTCGCCTATCGTGAGAACTTCGGCGCACGTGAAGTCATGGTGATCTGGCCGGAGTTCCAGAACTGGAACACGGTCACCAGCGCGACCGCCACCGCGTCGGCAGTAGCCCGTGCGCTGGGCCTGCGGGCACTGATCGACAAAGACATCGGCTGGCACAAGACCCTCTCCAACGTCGCGGTCAACGGCGTGACCGGCATTAGCGCCGACGTGTTCTGGGACCTGCAAAACCCTGCCACCGACGCCAACTATCTCAACAGCAACGAGGTCACCACTCTCATCAACGAAGGCGGCTTCCGCTTCTGGGGTAGCCGTACGTGCAGTGCAGATCCGCTGTTTGCGTTTGAAAACTACACCCGTACCGCGCAGATCATTGCCGACACCATGGCCGAGGCGCACATGTGGGCCATGGACAAGCCCATGCACGCCTCCCTGGTCAAAGACATCATCAACGGGATCAACGCCAAGTTCCGCGAACTGGTCAACCAGGGCTACCTGATCGGCGGCAGCTGCTGGTACCCGGAAGACATCAACGACAAGGACACCCTCAAGGCCGGCAAGCTGACCCTGGATTACGACTACACCCCTGTGCCGCCCCTGGAAGACCTCACCTTGCGTCAGCGCATCACCGACCGCTACCTGATGCAGTTCGCAGCCGCCGTCAACGCTTAAACCGGGCCTCCCCGCGAGGGGAGTTAACCCTGTGCCATAACCCCGGAGATTCCCGCCATGGCCATGCCTCACAAACTGAAAAACATGAACCTGTTCAACGACGGCGGCAGCTACCAGGGCAAGGTCAAAACCGTCACCCTGCCCGCCCTGGGCCGCAAGATGGAAGCGTGGCGCGCCGCCGGCATGAATGGCCCGGTCAAAGCTGACCTGGGCATGTCCGACGACGGTATCCAGATGGAATGGAAGCTGGGCGGCCTGGACCTGATCGTGCTCAAGCAGTTCGGCGCGGTTAACGCCTCCGGTATTGCTCTGCGCTTCGCCGGTGCCTTCCAGCAGGACGACACCGGCCAAATCAGTGCCGTAGAGGTAACTGTTCGCGGCCGTCACGAAACCATTGAGATGGGTGACGCGACACCGGGCGAAGACACCGAGCACTCCATCACCACCACTTGCAGCTACTACAAGCTGACCGTCGACAACGAAGACATCATCGAAATCGACCTGCTCAACTTCATCGAGAAGGTCGGCGGCGTCGACATGTTGGAGAAACAGCGTAGCGCCATCGGCCTCTGATAGCCGTCATCGATCACTAACCCAATCCCTTCATCTCCAGGAGCTCTACCCATGAAAGACGAAGCCACCGAACAACCCGACGTTAAATCACTGGCCGACGACAACACCGTCATCCTCGACACGCCGATTCGCCGTGGCACCACCAGCATCGACAGCATCACCCTGCGCAAACCCAACTCGGGCGAGCTGCGCGGCGTTAGCCTGGCAGAGCTGCTGAATATGGACGTCAACAGCCTGGTCAAGGTGGTGCCGCGCATCAGCACCCCTACCCTCACCGCCGTCGAAGTCACGTCAATGGACCCGGCCGACCTGTTTGCCCTTGGCACCAAGGTGTCTGGTTTTTTGCTACAGAAATCGATGAAGACGGACGCATCCCTCGTTGCGTAGAGGACGCCATGGCCGACCTGGCCGTGGTTTTTCACTGGGCGCCGGCTGACATGGATCAGTTGGGCTTGAAGGAACTGATGGACTGGCGCGAGCGCGCCAGGGTGCGGAGCTCCACCGATGGCAAATGATCTGAAACTTCAGGTGCTGCTCAGTACCATCGACAAAGCTACCCGTCCTCTGAAGCACATCAGCGAAGGGGGCATCCAGACCGCACGCGCCCTCAAGGACGCTCGCGACCGCCTGAAAGAACTCACCTCCCAACAGAAAGACGTCAGCGCCTGGCGGGCTCAGCGTGCGGCAGCTGAGCAAACCGGCGCGTCTCTCACCGCCGCAAGAGACCGCGTCAAATCACTTAGTCAGGAACTCGCTGCCACGGATGCACCGTCCAGGGCAATGACTCGCAGCTTCCAGTCGGCGGTGCGCGAGGCAACGCGGCTCAAGCAGCAGCACCAGCAGCAGAGCGAGCAGTTGCAAGGCCTACGTTCGAAACTCTACGACGCCGGCATCAGCACCAAAAACCTTGGCACCCACGAGCGCCAGCTGCGCGAGCAAATCAACGCCACCAACGCCAGTATCAGTACCCAAGGCAAGCGCATGGCCGAGCTGAGCGCCCAGCACAAGCAGGCGGCGTTGGCCCGCAGTCAGATGGAAAAATCCCAACGTGCCGCCGGCAATCTTGCCGTGAACGGCGCCGCTGGCCTGGGCGTTGGCTATGCAGCCAGCCGCCCCATTGCCGCCGCAGTGAAGGCCTTCGCCCCCAACGAGGATTCCGCCACACAGCTCAAGGTGTCGATGATGGACGACACCGGCAAGGTCTCGGAGGACTTCCAGAAGATCACCGACCTGGCCACCAAGCTGGGCGACCGCTTGCCCGGTACCACCGCTGACTTCCAGAACATGATGACCATGCTTCGGCGCCAGGGCATCAGCGCGCAGAGCATCCTCGGCGGTACTGGTGAAGCCGCAGCATATTTGGGCGTCCAGTTGAATATGGGAGCCACAGAGGCGGCTGAGTTTGCCGCCAAGATGCAGGACGCCACGCGTACCAGCGAAAAAGACATGATGAGCCTGATGGATACCATCCAGCGTGGTTTCTACGCTGGCTTGGACTCGGACAAGATGCTCCAGGGCTTCAGTAAAATCGCGCCTGTCATGGATACCATCAAAAAGTCGGGGCTTGATGCAGCCAAGGAACTGGCGCCGCTGTTGATCATGATGGACCAGGCAGGCATGGACGGAAGTGCGGCAGGTAACTCCTTCCGCAAAATCTTCCAGGCTGGCCTGGACCAGGACAAGGTTGATAAAGCCAATAAGATCGCGGCGGGGGCTAAGAAAGGTGTTTCGCTCAAATTCACGAAGGACGACGGTAACTTTGCTGGGCTGGAAAACCTGTACGCACAGGTCGAAAAGCTAAAGGTTTTGAACGATACCGACCGTACCGCAGTGATTGGCAAATTGTTCGGGGATGACGCTGAAACGTTGACCACCCTGAACACCATGATGAACAAAGGCTTGGCCGGATACAAAGAAGTTCAGCAGAAGCTACAAGTCCAAGCGGATCTTCGCACCCGAGTCAATGAGCAGCTCGGCACGCTCACCAACGTTATGGAAGCCGCACAAGGCAGCTTTACCAATGCCATGGCGGAGTTCGGCGCAGCGGTAGCGCCGGACCTTAAGGATTTGATCAAAACCTTG